ATCGACTACACGAGCCGGGACTTCGAAGGCCTGCGCTCCAGTCTGCTCGCCTACGCCCGCGACGCCTTCCCGGATTGGCAGCCGGGATCCGAAGGCGACTTCGGGGTCATGATGTTGGAGCTGGTCGCCTACGTCGGCGACATCACCAACTACTACATCGACCAGTCCAAGCAAGAGGCGTACTTGCCGACGGCAACGCAACGCCAGTCGGTCCTCAACATCGCCGAGATGCTCGGCTACCTGCCGCACACCGGCATCCCCGCGACCTCGATCGTCACCCTGCAGACCGACACCGACGTCCCGGCCACCGCCGTCCCGATCGGCACCCAGTTGGTGACCGAGATGATCGAGGACCTCGACGCCCAGGTGGTCTTCGAGACCACCGCCGCCGTCACCGTGCCAGCCGCCGGTGGAACGGTCGACGTCCCGGTCCGCGAAGGCCAGACCCAGGCCGACGTGTCGCTGGGCACCTCGACCGGCCAGCCCGACCAGGCCTACCGGCTGCCACACACCAACGTGTACTCCGACGGCCTGATCGTGACGGTCAACGGGGAGGTCTGGAACTACGTCCCGCACCTGCTCGACGCCGTCCCGCAAGACCGCGCGTTCTCGACCCGGCTCGACGCCAAGGGGGGCGTCTGGCTGCTGTTCGGCGACGACGTCAACGGGGCCGTGCCGACCATCGGGATGCCCATCACCGTCACCTACCGCAGTGGCTACGGCATCGAGGGGAACGTCGGAGCCGGGGCCATCACCCAGCTCGCCGGATCCGACCCGGCCGGGGTCCATGTGGCCACCGACGGCAGCGACGTCCCGCTGTCGACCGTCGCGACCGGCGGAGCCGACCCTGAGTCCACCGAGCAGGTCCGCTCGAACGCGCCGCGCTCGTATCGGATCATCAGCCGGGCCATCACCGCGCAGGACTTCGAGGACCTCGCGCTGACTGTGCCCGGGGTGATCCGGGCCAGCGCGATCGCCGACTTCCACACCTCGGTGAGCGTCTACATCCTCGGGCCTGGCGGGCGGGCCCCGAACAACGACCTGATCACCAGCACGCTGCGATCGCTGTCGGCACAGTGCCTGGCGGGAACCACCGTGACGATCGCCGGGCCGACCTTCGTCTCGGTCAACCTCGGGTCCGTGGCGACCCCGGTCACGATCGAGGTCTGGCCGTCGTTCAAGAACGCCACGGTCAAGTTCGCCGCAGAGCAGGCGATCCGCACCCTGCTCGACCCGGCCAACGTGGACTTCGGTACCAAGCTCACCCTCTCGGACTTCTTCTCGGCGCTGATCTCGGTACAAGGCGTGCGCTACATCACGATCCCGATGTTCGCCCGCAGCGACGCACCCCAGTCCGGCACGGCAGACATTGTCTGCAAGCCATGGGAGTTCCCCATCCTCGGGACCCTGCAAATCGTCGTCTCCGGAGGTGTCTCCTAAATGGCCGTGTTCCCGCGCGGGATCAAGTCGTTCCCGATCCACAAGAACCTGATCGACGACGTGAAGGCCGAGCACGTCAACGACCTGCAAGACGAGGTCATCGCGATCCAGGAGGTCCTCGGGCCGCTGGTCAACGAGGTCAACGAACTGAACCTGGAGATGGACCAGGACGAGATCGACGACCAGGGTGCGCTGCAGGGCACGCTGACCAAGTTCAAGGACATCGCCGCGCAGCTCCTCGCGATCAGGCGGGGCACCCACATCGCGGTGTTCTCGGCCGCCGCCACCGACAAGTGGTATCCCAGCGAGACCGCCGGGCCGACCGTCCCGTACCGCCTGCTGGGCTTCCCCAGGCCCGCGACCGACACGCACAAGTCATTCAACGGCTACGGCCTCACCACCCCCAAGACCGGGTTCTACCTGATCCGGGCCCAGGTCAACTGGGACACCAGCAGGCTCCCGCTGTCCGGCGGGTACGGCACCTATTCCTCGGTGATCTCCCTCAGCGGGCACGGCAACGCCTCCTACGCCCGCTACGAACACTCCAACCCCGATCCGCAGACCGTGCAGAACGCGCCGCTGTTCGCCGGTGTCATCGCCCGGGGCACCAAGGTCAGCCTCGTGGTCAACCAGAACTCGGGCCGCTCCGCGCGGGTGATCAGCGCCTTCTTGTCCTCGATCTGTTTCCGGGAACTGCCGTAATGGCGACGTATGACGCGGACCTGTATGCCCTGAGCAAGTACGGCACGCCGCTGGCCGTCGACTACGGGGTCGCGCCGTTCACCGCCGAGCCGATCGGCAACGGCCGGACCCGGGTGCAGTGGACCAACCCGACCGGTGCCTGGACGCAGTTCCGGCTCCTCGGCAGCCGCTACGGCTGGGCCACCGCCGCCGACGACGGCGACGTCCTGCTCGACCTGCCCGGACCCACCACGCCCGGCCAGTTCATCGACATCGACGGTACGACGCCAGCGCTCAGCGCGTTCCGCTACTACACCCTGTACCTGCTCATCGATGGGACCTGGCAGCGGGCCGGGATGACCTCGACGCTGGCCGTGTCCGGCGACGACACCCTCGACACGCTGCTCTCGTTCGTCCCCACCTACTTTCGGCTGCAGGCTCCGAGTGAACTCACCGGCCACGTCGAGAACGCAGACTTCACGAAGTTCATGAGCGTCGTCGCGTTCGGCGTGAACTACTTGCGCAGCTACGCCAAGACGTTGCCCTCGGCGAACGATCCGCAGATCGTGCACCTGTCCGCCCTGGAGTCACTGTCCACCCAGTTCGGTGTCGAGTACCTGTACGCCCTGTCCGCACGGCTGATGAGGCAACGCGTCATCAATGCCTCGCTGCTGGCCAAGCAGCGCGGCCTGAAGAGCGGGCTGCGTGACCTGATCGGGCTGAGTTCCGGGTTCGACATCGAGATCGCGCTGGGCCGCAACCTGATGCTCAACCAGGACCAGTCGAGCTTCTACAACCCGATCCAGTACCCGGAATGGAGTGCGCTGCGGCAGTACGTCGGACCCGATACCGTCAACAACCGGCCCGGTGACCGGGTCATCTTCGCCGGGAACGAGTTCGAGGCGAAAGCTCCGGGGGCGCTGGGAGACGTCCAGAAACCTCCCGTGACGGCGGCCGACAACACCTGGTGGAAGTACATCAACCGGCACGCCGACGGAACCCTGTTCGTCGCCAAGTCCGCCAGCATCTCCACCTGGCAGGCACTCCTGCAGGGCCCGGAGGTGCCGCTGACCTGCAACCTGCCGGTCGACAGCACCGACCCGCTGTACGTCAACGTCGGCGTCAGCTTCGACAACCACGCCGGGCGCAACGACTCCAACGTCCTGGTCGTCAGGAACACCTCCGGCGGGACCCGCGACGTGCTGGTCCGCTCGATCAGCTACCTCAGCCCCGGCGGCACCACCTGGGACCCCGAAACCGTCGTCCGCTACGGAATACCGGTGCCGCAGGCAACAGAAGCCTGGGATCCCGAGACCGAGTACCTGCGCGGCGACATCGTCATGCACATGGGCCGCCCATGGCGGGCCGTCCGCGCGGCGCTGGGGGCACAGCCACCCGGTGAGCCGGACTTCGACGACGTGTGGGAGGCGCTCGGATTCGACGGGCGGATCCGGATGTGCTTTTCCGCCTACGCCCACGGACCGCTGACCGGCACGGCCGGAACCGGCGGCCTGGCGGTGGAGTCCCGGGTCTCGCTGTTCGACGAGCACGGCCAGTTCCTCACCACCCTGAGCGCCAAGTCCACCGCCGCGTTCCTGGACACCTTCACCCGCCAGAGCACCGGCGTCTGGACCACCCGGGTCGCCGACGTCCGGCCAGCCGCCCAGACCTGGAACGTCGTCAGCGGATCGAACTGGATGGTCGCCAATGGCCTCGCCTACCCGACCAACCCCGCCGCCACCCAGATCACCCGGATCACCGGGCTGGCCGCGAACGGCCGGGTCGCGGTGACCTTCGGGAAGAACGCCATGACCGGCCACACCCACGGGCTGGCCGTCCGGATCTCCGACGGCCTCAACTACATCCGTGCCAGCCGGAGCAGGCTGGAGAAAGTTGCCGCAGGCGTCGTTACCACCCTGGCCACCTTCGCCAGCCCCTTCGTTGAGGGCGACCGGCTGATGCTCGACCTCAACGCCAGCACCATCACCGTCTACAGGAACGGCGTCCAGATCGCCCAGGTCACCGACGCACTCAACTCCGCCATCGCCCAGCACGGAATCTTCAACTCATGACCACCGACCAGCTCCGCGCCGACGGCCGCCTCGACTTCTTCGGTGCCGCCGTCCTGGAGATCCTGGAATCGGTCCTGACCGAGCCGGGGCCGACGCCAGCCGTCGCGTTCTCCGAGGGCTCGATCGTCATCTACGACCTGAGCGCGACCGATCTCGGGCCGATCTCCGGAGCGCTCGACGTCGGCATCGGCGGCAGCATCGGGATCTGGGTCGGCGGTGAGGTGGCCAGTCTGGCCGACTTCGCCTTCTTCCCGGCCACCGACACCGACCCCGCCATGGCCCTTGCCGTCAACGACAACAACGGGACAGTGTCCGCCGGTGTCGGAGCGGTCTGGTCCAGGCACTACATGACGCTGTACGCACCGACCGACAACCCGGCCTGGAAACGCGCCGCGTTCGCCGCCGTCGGGCTGGTCTACAAGGCGATGCCCACGGCAACCATCCAGCATCTCGACGACGCCCAGTGGGAGATCGCACCGGTCGCCAACAACGTCCCGGCCGCGTTCAGCCCGGCCCGCACCCTCGACACCTGGGTCCAGCCGACCCGGCTCAATCACTCCACCAATCCCTCGTTCGAGGTCGACCTCAGCGACTGGACCACGATCGGCGGCGTGCTGGCCAGGATCACCACCGGCGCGGTCAAGGGCAGCGCCTGCTGCGCGGTCACCGGCTTCGCGACCGGTGAGACCGTCACCCACGTCGTCAAGTCCCTCATCCCCGGCCGGGTCTACACCGCGTCGGTCTACCTGCGCTCGATGGACGGCGCAGACGTCGGCCTGCACATCCACGGCGC